GTGGCAAGAACGACACGCCCCCTGACCAACACAGAAGTTCTGCGCGCTAAAGCGTTAGAAAAGGATCTAACGTTACATGATGGCGATGGCCTTTTTCTGCTCGTTAAAACGAACGGTAAGAAGTTGTGGCGTTTCCGTTATCAACGTCCAGCAACAAAACAGCGGACAATGATGGGGCTTGGTGCTTTCCCCGCCCTTTCACTTGCTGATGCTCGACGGTTAAGAGCGGATTACCTTGCTTTGTTGGCTAATGGTATAGACCCACAAGTTCAAGCTGAATTTATCGAAGAACAACAACAGATAGCTCTAGACAGTATTTTTTCGACTGTTGCGACCAACTGGTTCCAGATAAAAAGCAAAAGCGTTACCCCTGATTACGCTAAAGATATATGGCGCTCACTGGAAAAAGACGTATTCCCTGCCATCGGGGAGATTCCTGTCCAGCAAATAAAAGCCCGAACACTAGTTGAAGCCCTTGAGCCAATCAAAGCTCGTGGAGCACTCGAGACAGTGCGCCGACTTGTACAGCGCATTAACGAGATAATGATTTATGCCGTAAACACTGGTCTGATTGATGCCAATCCAGCATCAGGTGTTGGGATGGCCTTTGAAAAGCCCAGAAAACAAAACATGCCGACGCTGAGGCCAGAAGAATTACCAAAGCTGATGCGTTCTTTGTTCATGTCAAATCTGTCTGTTCCGACTCGCTGTCTCATTGAATGGCAGCTTCTGACTCTAGTGCGTCCTGCTGAAGCTTCCGGTGCTCGATGGGCAGAGATCGATCTCGATGCAAAGCTCTGGATGATTCCAGCCGAACGGATGAAGGCCAAACGAGAGCACATAGTTCCTTTATCCACGCAGGCATTAGAAATTCTAGAAGTGATGCAACCTATTAGCGCACATCGTGAGCATGTTTTCCCAAGCAGAAATGACCCTAAACAACCAATGAATAGCCAGACTGCGAATGCCGCGCTTAAGCGCATTGGTTATGGTGGGAAGCTTGTTGCTCATGGATTACGTTCTATAGCAAGTACAGCACTAAATGAAGCTGGTTTTAATCCGGACGTAATTGAAGCGGCACTTGCTCACAGTGATAAAAATGAAGTTCGAAGAGCATACAATCGTTCAACTTACCTTGAACAACGTATAGACTTGATGAATTGGTGGGGTGAATTTGTGCACAACCGCCACCGCCTCATGCAAGCGATTTAATAAGATTGCACAGCAAAGGAGTCTTAAATGCCAAATAACTACCATCAATACATCGAAGACGTTAGTGATGATATAAAGACATGTCTTGAAGGAATGGGATGCCAACCCATACTTTTTGTTGGATCGGGATTAACCAAGAGATATCTTTCTGGCCCAAACTGGGAAGAACTTCTTCAGCAACTTGCTAATGAATGTCCTAACATCGATAAAAGATTTGCCTATTATAAACAGAAATACCCCGAGTTGATTGATATCGGCAGTGTATTTTCTGATTCTTATAACGAGTGGGCATGGGGTGATGGAGAGAAAGAATTTCCAGCAGAGTTATTTGATGCAGGCAATGAGCCAAGTATTTATTTTAAATACAAAGCATCTAGTATTTTCAACTCATTGTTACAAGAAAAAGAAATCGTAAACAACGGTGAAATTGAACTTCTGAGAAAGATTCACCCTCATTCAATCATCACAACAAATTACGACAAATTACGACAAATTACTTGAATCGATATATCCTGAGTTTACCCCCATTATAGGCCAAAAAATCCTTTACGCTAATCACGGTAGCATTGGTGAAATACTTAAAATACATGGTTGCTGCTCCACTCCTGAAAGCATAATAATAAACCGCGATGACTACGATGACTTCATAAAGAAGAAGAAATATTTAAGCGCAAAACTGCTTACTTTCTTTGCTGAACACCCTCTTCTATTTATAGGTTACAGCGCAGAAGACTCGAACATAAAAAACATACTATCTGATATTGATGAACTACTTTCAGAAAATGGAGATGTCATTCCAAATATATACATTTTAGAATGGACGAGCAAACAAAATGAAAGTGAATACCCACGCCGTGAACGGCTGATTCAAGTATCTGCAAATAAAAGCATTAGAATAAAAAGTATAGTAGCAAATGACTTCTCTTGGGTATTTTCAGCGTTTGGCGCGAACAGAGCACTTGATAACATAAATCCAAAATTATTGAGGGCACTTTTAGCTCGCACTTACGATCTCGTCAGAACTGATATACCTCGCAATCCTGTCCAAGTTGATTACCGAGTTTTATCAAGCATTAGCGAGTCAGAAGGTGAATTAGCGAAATTATATGGTATCGCCACATCGTCAGATGGTATGGCATTTAATGCCAGTTATCCTTTTACTTTAACCACGCTAGGGCAATCACTTGGTTTCAAAGGCTGGCATGATGCGAACAAACTATTAGAAGTAGTTAAAAACATCACGAACGTAGACATCAAGACATTCGATAACAAATACCACTATGCAATAATGAACGGTGATGAGATTCAGTCCCATAGATATTCAAACTATCTTCGAGAACTCCTCGAAAAGGTTAGGGATGGATAGGAGTTTGAGTTAGGAATAAAGGCTCCATAATTATTCATATAGCCTTACTACTTTTTATGGCCGCTTTAATAGCGGCTTTTTCACAGCATTATTCATGCTTCTAGCACGATATGATGAACCGCAATAATCATAGCTAACAGGATTAATTTAAAGCATTACTCCTCGACTGAAGCGTGCTGTCATGCGAAAAAAATTTAAACTACCACGTTAGCGCGCAGTGCTTTCCCCGCCTCGCCCGCACGCTTTGCGGGGCGGTTTTAATGCAGTTGCACTGACACGCTCAGACCGCGCCGGGAATGGCGCGGTCTGCAGAAAATGAGGCAGGGAAACGCATGCAAAGCCATGCACCTTATCGATGCATGGCTTTTTTCAGTAAAAACAGGCGGATTTTCGGGAAATTTTACACAGACTGACGTGATGCCAGTTGCGCACTTTTACGCGAAAAAATCATGTTCTGCGCAGGGGTGAATTTTTCACGGCTGTCGTCCACCGAAGCCGCGTCAGGCCTGAATCTGATGGTCGTTAAAATGTCGCTATCCTGTGCGGAATAATTAATTTTTTCACCCTTCGCAAGCCAGGACAGAAGGGCTTCACGCAGGGCATCTGTGGCACGCTGTATGGCACAGTTTCGGGCAATGGCCGTCAGCTCACTGTAGCCCATCAGCTCCGGTGCCAGTGCCGCCGCCAGTGCTGTGCCGTGCTGCTGCATAAAATCATTCAGCCGGTCGCGGATGCTGATGTGCTGAACGGCTTCATGCGAACGAATATAACGACCGGCGGCCTGATTCACCTGCCATTTTCTGACTTCGATAATATTGCGTAATTCGTCCAGGCGACTGACGTTTCTGCCTTCTCCTGACAGAAGCCGCAGATATTCCTGTTCGGCCGCAGCCAGCTCATTTTTGCGTTGCAGCCATGCTGCTTTGTTATTCTGACAGGTGTCAAAGGCCTGCTGTAAGGCTGTGCTTTCCATCGTTATCTCTTTCTCATCATGCTGAAGAATAAAAATACGGTGTGTGGCGACGGCCGGTGTTAACCGGCAGCCCTCATTCCAGACGCAGCGAATATGATTGTGTTTTTAACCGTACTGGCGGCAGTTCCTGTTTTTCATGCAGGCGTTCTGCCAGTTCGTCCGGCGTGACCGGGCGGACAATGAAGCGGGTGATGGTCTGAAGCGTTTTAAACACCAGACCACAGCCCGGATCCGTGCACACATAAAAACGCTCGGTGACTTCCTGAGACAGACGCCGCGATGTTCTTGACAGCGCAAGGCCTTTACATCTCCGACAACAATATCCGGTAACAAGCATTCTTTTCGGGCGCTTCATGCTGCCGGAGGCTGACGTCAGTGAATCGCGGTATCTCTGTTTGCCTGAAATGTATTCCATTCCTGAATCTTTACAGTCAGAGAAAAAGCTTTCACTCGCTTCAAATGTCGCAGAGCAATAAATATTCCGGCACTGTGCAATCATTATCTTGGTGCCATCGTCCATGAAATGTGCGCGACGGGTGTGAGCAACATGTCCACACGACGGGCAGTAAATCATGACAGCAGTCCTCTGGCCTTCAGCTCTGCTCCCTGCTGGTCTATTTTGTCCTGCCACACCTTGCGCTGTGCCGGTGTGCCTGCCACCTCATAATCCATGTGCGGGAGTGTTGCCGCTGACAGTCCGGTCAGCCGGAGAACCGGCTCGCCGGTGAGGCTGATTTGCATCTGTTTAATTTTCTGTTCCAGCGATGATTTCACCTGCTGCATGACAGCCTTTTCCGGTGCGACGTAGCCCTGATGGCCGGTGGTGTTGGCGAGCGGATTTTCCTGTACCAGAATGCTCAGATGCATTGCCCGGACAAGCGCCTCACAGGTTTCATTCAGGGCGTGTTCCAGCTCATGCTCTGCATACAGACTCAGAAGGTGATGATGTGCCTTCCGGTAGGCGGTGGCCGTGCTGTCACACGCCCCTTTCAGGCGTTCACGTTCGAAATTCAGCACCACGGCCAGATTGTCATATTCCTGTACCAGCTCCCGGCGTGCCACGCGCTCAATGTGGCGCTGTTTCAGCTCGTCGCTCAGGACACCACCGGCTGCACGAAAGGCCGTGCGCCAGTCGTCAGCGTCGTTTCCGTCGGCCTGCGTCAGCGCATTTTTTTCCTGCTCTGCCCGTTCAATGGCCGTGACGGTCTCATCCATCAGGCGGGCGTTCTCAAGATGAGCGGCTCTGGCCTTTTCCAGTTGTGCCAGTGCGGGTTGCAGATATTCAGGGATGGTGTTGTCAGACATTTTCCGGCTCCTCGTCACTTCAGGTTGAGAAAATTGTGACGTACACCGGACAGCAACACGACGCATTGCAGATGTGCCAGCCCTGACACAGGAGACTCATCCTCAGACCGGCAAGCCAGGAAAAGGTCGCAGGAAAAACCGGCTTACTGTTTGTTTTTTTATATTTTACTGTTCACCTCTGTTCACCATAAGAAAAAAGATAAGTAATACAGTAAGTTAAAGGGTGAACAATCGCAGTGATGACTGTTCACCGTCTGTTCACCACTGTTCACCCGTTGATGGGCTTTTTATGCTGTTTATTACTGTTTATTTTTATTAATTAACTGAAATAAATAAGAAAAAACAATTTGCATTTCACTATAAAAAACTCCAGGTCCTTCAGAACCCTTTGAGACCCTTCCAGTCTGGATGGATAAAAAACACACAGCCATTGTAAGGTTGCCGGAACAAATTCCCCCTGTTGCGTCTGCTGAAAATATTCACAAAATAAAGCGCTACCCGAAGCCGGACGGACTTATCCGGTGCTGTATGGACATTAACGAGGTAGCCCGATGCAAGCTGTTTTTTCTTCCCCGTCTCCCGCCCCTGTTACGCCACTGATGCCGCTGCCGGACATCACGCAGGAGCGTTTTTTACGTCTGCCGGAAGTGATGCACCTGTGCGGCCTGTCACGCTCGACCATCTATGAACTCATCCGTAAGGGGGAATTTCCGCCGCAGGTGAGTCTTGGCGGTAAAAATGTGGCCTGGCTGCACTCTGAAGTCACCGCATGGATGGCCGGACGCATTGCCGGACGCAAACGGGGGTACGACGCATGATGATGCCCGCTCTGCAAAAAGTCCCTTTTTCTGGCTTGCCTTTTTCCGGCATTTGCGGATATAGTTTTTCCGCTGCCGCAAAATCGGCAGCCGGGCGTAGGAACCCGTGTAACTCGAAGGCGACATATGACGCGCCATGCGTCTTTTTTTGTGTCGCAATCAACGCCACAGAGCGCCAGATTATGGTGTGGCGTGTGGTTTGCCGTGCAGGTATGATCCTGTTCGCAATCGCATGTTATGCCACTGAGTCAATGGTAGCTCAGGCGGGGCAGCCTCCGGGCTGGCCGGTATTCTTCGAGGCCGGTATTCCTACCCCCGTCTGGGCTATCGCCATCGAGCGTAGGAACTCCGGCGATAGCAGTTATTTGCTACTCGAAGGAGACTGCCTTATGGCTACAACCCTTACCCCTTCACACCCTGAATTTGTCTTTGTGTTTGCGGCTGTCCGTCGCGCAGACCGTCATCCCCGTATCTGCATGCTTCGCACCGTCGCCGGTGATGAACGCAGCGCCCGCCGTTCCCTTGTCCGTGACTATGTGCTCTCCCTTGCTGCCCGTCTGCCGGTGGTGGAGGTGTCCCGTGCGTAATAAAAAAGCCCCTCAGACCGTCTCAGCACGTCATGACGCCCGTGAACACCTCAGCATTGAGGCTTACCATAAGCTCAACCGCGCCAGCGCCGTATCCCAGTTTGTTGGGGGTGATTTGATTCACCGTGAACTCTCCGGCCTGCATCAGCTCTACATTCCGCATATTTTCAGCTACCTGAATGAAGATATTGATTTTGTGCTGAATGAGCTGAAAGCCAAAGGCCTGTGCCGCGATTTTCTCGCCCAGCAGAAAGACCGGGGAGACAAGACGCATGTTTGATTTTCCCCAGCCCGGTGAGATTTACCGTTCTGCCGGTTTTCCCGATGTGGCCGTGGTCGGCATTCTGGAAGACGATATTCCGTGGGAAATGCCGTACCGCTGCCCGGACATTGTCTGGAATCCGTACCGCCGTAAATTCAGTATCCTTGTGCGTATCCTCGCTGACGGGCGCACCACAGACATCCCGCTGGGGCGTTTTCTGCGGGAATTTACCTGTGACCGTCCTGACCTGTTCAAACGCAGCCCCGTAAACCGGCATGCGGTACTGAAAGAAATGGCCGGAGACCCGGAATTACAGAAATGGCGGGAAATTCCCCGCACGGAGCCTGACCCGGAAACCACCCCGGATAACAGTTACCGCAATTATCTGTAATTAAAAAACGACACCCGAAAAATTAAATGTGCGTATTCGCGCAGGGATACGCACGTCTTCAGGAGACGCAGATATGCCTTATCAGTTAATGCAACCGGCACGGAATGCAGTCATCTGTCACAGGGAGGAAAGCAAATGAAAACACCCTTACCGCCCGTCTTACGCGCAGCCCTTTACCGTCGCGCTGTCGCCTGTGCCTGGCTGACCGTGTGCGAACGTCAGCACCGCTACCCGCATCTCACCCTTGAATCACTGGAGGCGGCCATCGCCGCTGAGCTGGAGGGCTTTTATCTGCGCCAGCACGGTGAGGAAAAAGGGCGTCAGATAGCCTGTGCCCTGCTGGAAGATTTAATGGAATCCGGCCCCCTGAAGGCCGCGCCGTCGCTGTCCTTTCTCGGGCTGGTTGTGATGGATGAACTCTGTGCCCGTCACATAAAAGCGCCGGTACTGCACTGAAGGAGAACAACACCATGAAAATGAACGTAACCGCCACCGTCAGCCATGCGCTCGGCCACTGGCCGCGTATTCTCCCGGCGCTGGGGATTCAGGTGCTGAAAAACCGTCATCAGCCCTGTCCGGTCTGTGGCGGGAGTGACCGCTTCCGTTTTGATGACAGGGAGGGGCGCGGCACCTGGTACTGCAATCAGTGTGGTGCCGGTGACGGCCTGAAACTGGTTGAAAAGGTGTTTGGTGTTTCCCCGTCCGACGCGGCCGCAAAGGTGGCTGCCGTGACCGGCAGCCTGCCACCGGCTGACCCGGCA